TCTTCGAACGTGCGCTTCCGGTTGTGGCAATCCGCGAAATGGCGCGGCGGTAAGTATGGCGGGGTTATTCCTTCCCCAGTTGAGGACACCGGGTTGTCAGGTTGACCATACGCTTAAGTGACACCCCCGCTACAACGCCCTCTGTTATCAATATTCTGGTGACATTTGGCGGTATCAGTTTTACTCCGTGACTGCTCTGCCGCCCTTTTTTAAAAGTGAATTTTGTGATGCGGTGAATGCGGCTCAGCGCACGCGGAACAGTTAAAACCAAAAACAGTGTTATGGGTGGATTCTCTGTATCCGGCGTTAATTGTTAACTGGTTAACGTCACCTGGAGGCACCAGGCACCGCATCACAAAATTCATTGTTGAGGACGCGATAATGGAAAAGTTATCATGTAATGCCAGCACGTCTGAACTTCGTTTCGAAATTGGCGTTATCACTGGAGACAAAACATTTATTGAAGACGCCATTAAGCAGAGAAAACTCGAGCAGGACCTGTTAAATGAAGTATGCATTCCTTCAATGCTGGCTCGTCTGGACCTGCTGCAAAAAGGATATAAACAATGAATACAACATTTGCACTCGTTCTGACAGTTTATCTTGTTTCCGGCGAATCTCTTGAGCTGGTGACTGGCTTATACGGTTCAATGAAAGAATGCATGGCTGCAGCAGCAGAACAAAAAATTCCCGGTAACTGTTATCCGGTAGATAAAACTACTCACACTAATAATAACGAAATACCGGCAGGACTTTAAAACAGCACCGTAATTAATATCCGGTTTCATTTTTATATGCCAGCAATGGCAGGGATTTGTTCACCCTTAAATCTGTAATGAGGTTAAAACAAAATGAGTAAAGTCTTTATTTGCGCCGCCATTCCGGACGAACAGGCAATAAAAGAAGAGGGCGCAGTTGCTGTAGCCACTGCCATTGAAGCCGGTGATGAACGCCGCGCCCGTGCCAAATTTACCTGGCAATTCCTGGAGCAATATCCTGCTGCTCAGGACTGCGCTTATAAATTTCTTGTCTGCGAAGATAAACCCGGCATGCCCCGCCCTGCTATCGACTCCTGGGATACCGAATATATGCAGGAAAACCGCTGGGATGAGGAATCCGCTTCCTTTATTCCGGTCGAACCAGAATCCGATCCTATTAACGTCAATTTTGACAAGCTGTCCCTTGAAGTACAGAACGCGGTCCTGGTTAAGTTCGGTACATGTGAAAACATCACCGTTGATATGGCGATTGACGCGCAGGAATTACTGCAAGAAGACGTGGCTACCTTTGACGGGCATATCGTTGAAGCACTGATGAAAACGCCTGAAATTAAAGCTATGTATCCGGAACGCAAACTGTTCGCTATCGGATGGGTTAAACACAAATGTAAGCCGGGTACCAAATGGCCCGAAATTCAGGCTGAATTACGTAACTGGAAAAAACGGCAGGACGCAGAGCGCAAAGAGACTGGAAAATACACGTCTGTTGTTGATCTTGCCCGCGCCAAAGCCAACCGACAGCACACTGAAAACCCAGCAGAAAAAATCCCTCCTGTAACTGCCGCCATTCATCGCGAATACAAGCAGACATGGAAAACCCTGGACAGGGAGCTGGCCTACTATCTCTGGCCTGGTGATGCGGATGCCGGAAACATTGACGGCAGCATCCTTCGCTGGGCTAAAAATGAAGTTATCGCCAGAGATCGCGAAGACTGGAAGCGCATCTCCGCATCAATGCGCAAACAACCTGATGCGCTTCGCTACAGCCGCCAGACTATTTTTGGCCTTGTCCGTGAACGTCCGATCGACATTCACAAAGACCCTGTGGCACTGAACAAATACATTACTGAATACCTGACTACAAAGGGCGTGTTTGAAGATGAAGGAAGAAATCAGAGCGCAACTGATACTCTCTCGTCGCCAGTACCAGAAACTGATGCAGTGGAAACGGCAATTCCGGACAACGAAAAAACCGAATGCAAAGTGGAAGTCGAACCATCTGTAGAGCGTGAGGGGCCGTTCTACTTCCTCTTCACCGACAAGGATGGCGAAAAATACGGTCGCGCAAACAAACTTTCTGGTCTGGACAAGGCGCTGGCTGCCGGGGCTACTGAAATCACGAAAGAAGAATATCTTGCCCGCAAAAACGGAACATACACGGACTTACCGCAAAATGTGGATACCGCTGAAGATTCCGTACAACCGGAGCCGGTAAAAGTTACCGCTGACGAAGTAAACAAAATTATGCAGGCAGCCAATATCAGCCAGCCTGACGCCGATAAATTGCTTGCTGCATCACGTGGTGAATTTGTTGAAGGGATTAGCGATCCGAATGATCCGAAATGGGTGAAGGGGATTGAAACCTGCGATTCTGTGAACCAGAACCAGCAAGAATCGGAACAGAACGACCAGAAAACGGAACAAAACAGCCCAAATGCGCAACAAAACGAGCCAGAAACGAAACAGGAGCCGGAAAAAGCCTGCACCGCCTGCGGTCAGACCGGCGGCGGTAGCTGCCCTGATTGTGGTGCGGTGATAAGTGACGCAACATACCAGGAAATATTCGATGAAGAGAATCAGCCTGAAGTTCAGGAAAATGATCCGGAGGAAATGGAAGGCACTGCGCATCAGCACAAGGAGAACACTGGCGGCAATCAGCATCATGCCAGCGATAGTGAAACTGGCGAGGCGTCAGATCCCTTAATTAAGGCGAACGGTCATCATAATCTCACATCCACCAGCAGAGCGGGGATTCATCTGATGATCGACCTTGAAACCATGGGAAAAAATCCTGATGCCCCGATTATCTCAATAGGTGCAATATTTTTCGATCCGCAAACCGGAGAGATGGGGCCAGAATTCAGCAAAACTATCGATCTGGAAACTGCTGGCGGAGTCATTGATCGGGACACCATTAAGTGGTGGCTGAAACAGTCACGCGAAGCGCAATCCGCCATTCTTACCGATGAAATCCCGTTAGATGATGCACTGCTGCAATTACGGGAATTTATCGACGAAAACTCCGGTGAATTTTTTGTTCAGGTCTGGGGTAACGGTGCAACTTTCGACAACGTGATTTTACGCCGTTCATATGAACGGCAGGGGATCCCCTGCCCGTGGCGTTACACCAATGATCGCGATGTAAGAACGATGGTTGCTCTGGGACTGGTGATGGATTTCGACGCAAGAACGACTATTCCATTCGAAGGTGAACGCCATAACGCTCTGAACGATGCACGTTACCAGGCGAAATACGTTTCAGCCATCTGGCAAAAACTGCTCCCGAGTCAGGCTGATTTTTGATGTTCAACCCATATCGCCGCCCACCAGCTATAGTGGCGGCGGTCATGCTGTAAAGGCACGTGACCACATGTACGAATTAACTCTATCTCCAGCAGAGATTAAAGAGATCACGAAATACGAGCGATACACAAAACAGCAACACCAGTTAAGACTGCACGGCATCCCATTTGTAATCGGCCCTAAAAACGAACCCATCGTTCTCCGCAGGGATATTCCACACGGTCTGACAACGATGCCAAAAACATCTGAACTGGTTTCTGCTGAACCCGATTTTGAGGCGCTGAACAATGGGAAGACCAAGAAAAAATAAAAAAGATAATGTACTGCCACCGCGGGTTAGATCGAATGGTTACAGTTACGTGTGGAAACCCGAAGGAAGTACAAGAAGTATAGGGCTAGGAAGAGTGCGGAAAACCAGCGTAGCTAAAGTCTGGCAAAATTATGAACTGGAAAAAGCAAAACTCCACAACATAATGACCGTAGCTAAATTGTGGCACATGTTTATGGACTCCCCTGCATTTACAGAACTGGCCCCCCGAACCCAAAAAGATTATCGACAACATCAGAAGGCGTTGCTGATGGTATTCGGAAAAGTGCTTGCTGATAATGTCAAAACTGAGCAGGTAAGAATTTTCATGGATAAACGAGGGCTTGAGAGCAAGACCCAGGCAAATCATGAACTGGCAAGCCTGAGTCGAGTATACGGGTGGGGATATGAGCGTGGGTATGTGAAGAATAACCCATGCAAAGGAGTCAGAAAATTCTCTCTTAAAGCCCGCACTGTTTACATCACCGATGAACAGTATGCGGCGATATATGCGGAAGCAATTCCACAGTTACGCATTGCAATGGAGATTTCCTATCTCTGTGCGGCAAGACTCGGTGATGTGCTTGAGTTGAAATGGCAGGATATTATGGATAAAGGGATCTACATTGAGCAAAACAAAACCGGCACCAAACAAATCAAGGAATGGTCACCGCGATTACGTACAGCGATCCAGTTAGCCCGAAATGTATCTTCCTGTACATGCGAATATGTGATCAATACAACCAAAGGCGGGAAAGTCATAGCTAAAACGCTGAATAACTGGTGGAATCAGGCTAAACGCGCAGCCGAGCAAAAAGTTGGCGTTCCGTTCGGGTGTAATTTTCACGACATAAAAGCCAAGGGGATCTCAGATTACGAAGGCAGCAGTCGCGACAAACAAATTTTCAGCGGGCATAAAACAGAAAATCAGGTGTTGATTTACGATCGTAAAACAAAAATCACACCAACACTGGATTTGCCGCTCGTGGTTAGCAAGTAGACAATCCAGAAAAATTTCTGGCAAAAAGACTTGGTATACTAGCTATGAGCAACTTCCTAATACCTTGATTTTTCTTGGTGTTAAATTTGATTAACTTTTCAGCAATTTCACGTATTACACTGATTTTTATTTGTTTTTCTTCGGTCTTGAAAACCGGCGACCCGAAAGGG